ACCAAACGGGCTGTTTTTTAGGCCCGACGGCACGATGATGTTTATCGCAGGGAACAACACAGACCGGATTTACAGGTACGTTTTGAGTACGCCGTGGGACTTATCAACCGCTCTCGCATCTGGTTCTTTTTCGACCGCAGCCCAAGAAAACAATCCTGCTGCGGTATTCTTCAAACCTGATGGTTTGGTGATGTATGTCACGGGCGGAGGTTCCGACCGTGTTTGGCAGTACAACTCGACTTCCGATGCGTGGAACATGCCTTTCTGGGGCGTTCAAACAAGCATATATGTCGGAAGTCAAGAACCAGTTCCAACAGGTCTTTTCTTCAAGCCTGATGGTACAAAAATGTACATGTGTGGCTGGCTGAATGACCGAGTGCATGAGTACAATTTAAGTACTCCGTGGAATGTCTCTACGGCTGTATTTTTCCAGAATGTTAGCGTTGGTGCAAACTCACCAACTGCGGACGGGATATTTTTCAAGCCGGACGGAACGGCCATGTATGTGGTCAGCGACGGGAGTGACTCTATCGGTGAGTACGCTCTCGGCAGTCCTTGGGACGTTTCGAGTGCAACATATGTGCAGAGGTTCAGCGTGGCGGGCCAAGACACATTTATAAAAGGCGTCAGTTTCAAACCCGATGGCACAAAAATGTACGCTATTGGAGACGCCACGAACAAACTGTACCAATACTCCACTGCATAACGGAGGCTTATATGCCACACCTGAAGATCACAAACGGCCAGCCTGAGAATTACTCAATCGGGCAACTGCGTCATGACAACCCGAACACGTCCTTCCCGAAGCGTCCCAGCGACGAGCTTCTGGCAAGCTGGGATGTATTCCCGCTGACGCTGACACCGCGTCCGGAGGTGGATTACACGAAGAATGCCACCGAGGGCACGGCTGTCCTGACCGACGGAGAGTGGACGCAGGTCTGGGACGTGACGGACGCAACGCCCGAAGAGATCGCGCAGCGCACCGACAACGAGGCGCAATCTGTTCGCTCGCAGCGGGACTATCTCCTGCAACAGACTGACTGGATGGCCTTGAGCGACAACACGATGACGCCAGAGTGGGCCGCATACCGTCAGTCGCTGCGCGATGTCACAGACCAAGCTGGCTTTCCGTGGAGCATCACTTGGCCAACCAAACTGGGAGAGTAACACATGAAGATTTGCGTATACGCCATCAGTAAGAACGAGGCTTCGTTTGTCGAGCAGTTCTGTGAGTCTGCCGAGGATGCGGACCTGATCCTCATCGCGGATACAGGCAGCACCGATGAGACAGTCGAGTTGGCCCGTGCTTGCGGTGCGACTGTACCGGAAATCTGCATCACCCCTTGGCGGTTCGATAAGGCCCGGGACGCGGCGCTTGCCCTCATCCCCCGCGACATCGACGTGTGTATCAGCCTCGACCTCGACGAACGGCTGGAACCCGGCTGGCGCGAGGAGATCGAGCGTGTTTGGGAACTGGGCAAGACGACCCGGCTGCGCTACAAGTTCGACTGGGGCGCAGGCATCCTGTTCTACTACGAGAAAATCCACGCGCGCCACGGCTATCACTGGCACCACCCGTGCCACGAGTACCCGCGCCCGGATGCGCGGACCAATGAGTTCTATGCCCAGACGGACATGCTCTTGGTGACGCACCACCCTGATCCTACCAAGAGCCGGGGGCAATACCTCGACCTGCTGGAGCTGTCAGTCAAGGAAGACCCACACTGCCCGCGCAATGCGTTCTATTACGCCCGCGAGCTGACGTTCAGCCGCCGCTGGATCGACGCCATCGTGGCGCTGAATAAATATCTGGACAACCCGAACGCCGACTGGGCGAACGAGCGGTGCTACGCGATGCGCGTGATGGCGCAGTCCTACGAGGCGCTGGGCGACCGTGAGCAGGCACAGGTCTGGCTCCAGAAAGCCACCGAGGAAGCCCCGAACACCCGTGAGCCTTGGGTAGAGCTGGCTGACCTCGCGCGTAAGACAGACCAGTGGCAATTAAGCTACGACTGTGCTAAACAGGCTTTGACGATTAAGGACAAAGCCTTGGTCTACACGATGGACCCGAGTGTCTGGGGGGCAAAGCCGCATGATCTTCTTGCGCTGGCGGCCCACCACCTCGGTAAGTCAGGGGAAGCCGTAGAACACGGTAAGCTCGCAGTAGGGCTCGAGCCCGGTGATGAGCGGTTGAAACGTAACTTGGAGTTCTACTCCGCAGACAAGGCGGCCTGATATGCCCGGACCCACACCATCCTCGACAATCGGCTTTGCATTACGTGGCGACACCTTGGCCCGCTGGACCGAGTTCAACCCGATCCTCGCGGACCGGGAACTCGTGCTGGAAACAGACACCGGCAAATACAAGATCGGTAACGGTGCAGATGCGTACCTAGACCTGCCCTATAGTAGCGGCCCGACAGGCCCGACAGGTCCGTCCGGTGTGTTTGGTCCCACCGGCCCGACTGGGGCCGCAGGTGCGGACTCTACAGTCGTTGGCCCGACAGGCCCGACTGGCCCGCAGGGTGTGTCCATCAACTTCATAGGCACGGTTGCTACGGTCGGCGACCTCCCTGCATTAGGCAATACGATCAACGATGCCTACATCGTGACCGCCGACGGTGATCTGTACGTATGGGACGGAGCGCTGTGGGACAACGTCGGGCAGATTGTAGGCCCGCAGGGGCCGACCGGCCCGCAGGGTGCGGATAGCACCGCTGTAGGACCCACAGGTCCGACTGGGGCCATCGGCCCAGCTGGCGATGAAGCTGGTCCTACAGGGCCGACCGGCCCGCAGGGTCCCTCGATCACAGGTCCTACTGGCCCTGCCAGCGGACCTACAGGTCCGACGGGGCCTTCCGGCACCGATGGCAGTACAGGCCCGACTGGCCCGCAAGGCAACTCCGTCGTAGGACCCACGGGTGCAGCGGGCCCGACTGGCCCCGCGAGTGGACCTACCGGCCCAGCTGGAACACTCGGCCCGACCGGCCCGACAGGCCCGACCGGCCCCGCTGGTGTTGACGGCTTAGGTGCTACGGGACCCACGGGGGCCATCGGCCCAGCTGGCGATGAAGCTGGTCCTACAGGGCCGACCGGCCCGCAGGGCAGCAACACCACGTTGGACACTGCGGTCTGGCAGGCGGGGACTTCTACTACAGAAAGCCTTGTATCTCCTGCTAAGGTTAAGGCTGCTGTTAACTTCGCTCAAGGATGGACTTATAGTAGTTCTTTAGTTTCTTTGTCGACAGATAGCCAGACAGACTTTACCCACTCGTTAAACACAACGTCCCCCCTACTTCTTTTAGAAGTTCAGTGTATAGTGGATAATAATAGTTACTCTGTAGGGGATGTGTTGCAACTTCCTGCCACCCCTAATGACTCTCAGAGAGGTCTTATTTTTAATATCGTAAACGCAAACACCGTAAAGCTTATTGTTGGGGATGCTCTTATACTTCTGAGAAAAGACAACTCTGCTGAGATATTCCCTGTTAACTATTCGCAGTGGAGCTTTCGGGTAAAAGCTCGTGTTTAAATATACGATGTAAAATGTAAGGAACACTTTATGACCTACAAACTCGCCTAAAAGGAAACCATGGGTATGACGACGCTATACGACGCGACCAAGGACATGCACCACGCCTGCGAGGAACACCCGGTCGGCGGGCGCATGTCCAAGGGTAACGTCACCCCGCAGGAATGGGCGGACTGGTTATGGGCTTTTCGCTGCCTGCACAGCGTGGTGGACCAATCGCTACCGGCGCACATGGCGCGTGACGGACTGCTCAATGCGGACCTCTCTGTCCTGCCCGCGGCCCGTCCCAGTGCGGCGGCCCTGACCTTTGCGGCCAGCCTTGTGGGGCATGACGTGACTGGCGCGGCCTACGTACTGCACGGCGCGCACCGGTCGGGCGGCCGCGTGATGGCCCCCATTTTGGTGAAGCGCGGCCTGCCGTGCGGACACATTTCATATATAGAAAGCGCAAAAGCCAAAGACTGGATTGCGCAGGCTAGGACCCAAGTCCACTTTACGCCGTCAGCGCGGGAGACGTTCGGGTGCCTTTTGGCTATCATGGACGAGATAAAGGAGCGTACAGATGGACGTTATTAACACCATCATGCAGTGGATTGTTGCACCTGTGGCAGCTTTTGTATGGGTACTACACAGCAAGACGCAGACCAACATAACAGATATTGCGGTGCTAAAAGCTACGCAAGCTGCGAACAAAGAGGCGCACGATCGCGAGTACAAAGAAGTGAAGGACAGCTTCAAGACTGTACTAGAGAAGCTCGATAATATCGAGCGGCACATGAGGAAGTGATATGAAACGCTCATTTACAAATTACAAGGCAGTTCCAGAATCGGTCTGGACTTGGCTGTCATTCAGCCCGCGCGAGATGGCCTGTAAAGGTACCGGTAAGCTGGTCGTCGACGGAAATGCGATGGACAAGCTGCAAGCTCTCCGCGACATGCTGGGTAAGCCCCTCATTATCACATCAGCGTACCGCTCGCCGGAGCACAACCGCGCGGTTGGGGGCGCTAAGGCATCCAAGCACATGGAGGCGATCGCCTTCGACGTGCGGATGGACAACCACGATCCGCACAAGTTCGAGCAGGCAGCGCGGGCTGTCGGGTTCACTGGCTTTGGGTACTACCCCAAATCAGGCTTCATGCACATCGACACAGGGCCCGCACGCAGTTGGGGAAAGCCTTGGCCAGATAGCAAAACCGAGTGGCCTATCGAGCCGCCACGCCAGCCAGAAACACTAACCGAGGACAAAGAGGCACAGGCCGCGGCAGGAGTCGGTGTTGCCGGTGGTATTGCCGTCGCGGCAGAACACATTCCTGCCGCCAGTTCCCTGCTGGGGACCTTGGCCCCGGCCGCACAGGTTGTTGCACTGATTGTCGCCGCGACGCTGATCGGATACCTCTTGTATAGACGGAGCCGCAAATGACTGATGCAATCCTGCCGCTCGTGGTCGGCCTGCTGAGCGGACTGGTGATGTACTTCTTCGGGTACCGCTCCCACTCCAACGGTGACAAGGCCAAGCGTTTTGAACAGCGGTTGAAAGATATGGAAACAGCAGAGGAGGTGCGGGATGAGGTCGGTGCGCTTGATAATAACGGTCTCGCTGATCGCGCTTCTAAGTGGGTGTCTAAGAAGCCCTGAGTGCGACTGGACACGCACCATACCGCTCGGC